ACAAGCATAAACTCTACCATCTAAATCTGTCCATTGGTGTTGAGCCCTAACTACCCCACATAAAGTATTAGAGGTAATTTTTTCCCAACCACCTATTTTTTCTGGTAAACCTGAACGAAAACGCACAAAATCACCATCCACATACTGCCCTTCTGCTGCAGTATCTGTTATTTGCTTATTATATCCTGGTCTTATACTAATTAAGTTTAAAGGCATTTAGGTATTATAACTTATTATTGTTTATATTAAAATAGGTTGATTATTAAAGCCTCTCTGTTAAAGTACAACGCAGAAATATAATAAAGAGATACCTATGATTATTATAGATCCTATTAAAAACGAAGAAAATTTTACATACAGCACTATAATAACTTATCCTAAAACCACTCAAATATCTCATGGTGTGTACGATAACACAGTAGATATAATGAATATGACTACTATGATTAAAACAAACATTAAAGATAGAGGAGAAACAAATGTTAAAGGTGGAATGACTGAATGGACATTTTTTAATAATACACCAGAATTTGAAAGGTTTTTAAATTACATAGTAAAAAAACATCAAAACATAAATCCTATTTTTATTAAAGAAAAATGGTATACAAATAAACCCGATATACAAGCATGGGGAAATGAATTAGTAAAAGGAGAACATGTAAAGATGCATACGCATCCGTGTTATCATATAATTTTATATTTAACAGAGGGAAATCCTTTACTTGTACCAGAATTAAAAATAACTATTAAACCGCAAGTAGGTTCGTATTATATATTTGAGCCAAATATTTTACACGGGGTTCCCGAAGTAACCGATGATTCTACTAGATACAATTTAATTGTAAATATTAGAGAAAACCCAAATTGGGAAGTAAGTAAAAAAATTAATCTGGCAACATCAGCCAAGAAGTCATAATATATTTTTCCCCTTTTAATGGAGGATTGCCTCTATGTACATAAGGAAATGCAGCTGGCCAAATAACGCACCTTCCCTTAATAGGTTTTGCACGAATAGATTGATGAAGAAATTCTGTTTCCCCTCCTTCTTCAACATCGTTTAAATAAATAGTAAGCACTAATGCTCTTTGTGAATTGTCTCTTCCAGCTCCATGTTCTAAATGCCAAACATGATACCCTTGAGTAGGTAATGTTTTTTGAATTTTAAAATTTGTATATTTAAATCCCTGTATACCATAAGCACTTAATACACCTGTTACATCTTGATAATGTCTTAGTGCCATATCAAAATTTACTAATAATGGTTTAAATTCTTCAAACCAAGTATTTATGTGTTCATTTAATGTAATTGCTTTATCATTTTTAAAATTTAAATTAGCATTTTCAGATTGCATTCTATCATAAGCTTTGTTTAAAGCATTTTGTTTTTCAAAAAATTGAATTGCTTTATCACATTCTATACTAGGAATGTACCCATCATAAATTCCAATGTGATCTTTAATTTCTACATGTCTTTTTTTTATTATTTCATTCATATTTTTTATTTAATAAAAGATTGTATTGAAAGTCTAGATATTATTGGACTAAGAACAGTATTTACTTTGTGAAGCATTGGTGTTTTTATTATTACTAATGAGTTACCTACCACAGGTATATAACCATGATTTCCATTATTTTTAAACATAAATTCTCCACCCCAATTAAGATTCCATCTTTTGTTTATGTAATATGTAACACCATAACCAATATGACCATCATCATGCCAATTAATTCCTGAATTGTTACTCATTCCATGTATAATAAAATTTATATTTTTATTATTTATTTTTATAAAAGGTTGATGCAAAAGTAATGTTTTATAAAAGTTAAAATAACTAGGATCTATATCTAATCTACTAGGTGGTGTTAAATTATTAGTCAATGATTTTTGCCATGTTTTACTTGAGTTCTGATAATTTAATTTTTTACGTTCTTTAAATATTTCATTATGGATACGTTTATATTCGTGGTTGGGAAGAAAATTATGTATCCAAAACAGTTTATCTTCTAATTTATATACTAATTTCATTAAATTAATTAGGAAATAAAAAACAATTGATGGCATATCTAGTACCTTTAGTAACAGGGCGAACTCCATGAATCCAAATTTGTTCAGCAGGAAAAATTATTCCCTCACCCTCTTTTAAATTTAATAAATGTTTACCAGAAAAAAAAGAAAATTCTCCTCCTTCATAATTTGAGTTTAAATTTATTGTGCAAGAAGCCCTTGTATTTGTAGTACCTATATCTAAATGGTCTTTAATTTCCTGCCCTTCTTTATATCTCATAATTCTTACATTATTTGTTTGTTCCATATAACCTGATTCTATAACAGGAGTTATATTTATTTTTAAAAATTGAGTATAGTTTAATACCATAATATTAATTAAAGAAAGTGATATATCTAAAACTTGTTTAAAACCAGGTTCGTTACAAAATTTAGATAAATTTAAACATAAAAAATTATCTTCTTCTTCTTTTATTTTTTTATCTAATATATATTTGGTGCTAAATTCCTTAGTAGATTTATCAATATGTTTTTCAAAAAAATCTATAAAATAAGCACATTGATTTTTTGTAATTAATTTTTCTTTTCGATATATAAGCTGTGTTATATCTAACATATAATTATATTATGACTTTACTGTCATAAACACTTATATCAAAATATAATAAATTGTCTAGAAAGAGGAATAAGAATTAGGTCTAACACCCAATCTTGCAATTTTTTGTTCAGGTGTTTCACCATCTACATTGTTGGTGTCCCAATCAAATTGCAATCGAGTTAAATGCGCAGCATCCCACCTGTTTATAAAATCATTAAAATCACCTAAATTAGCATCTGTATAAGTACTATGTGGAGTGTTGTCTCTATATTCTACTTCATCTGTAGCAACAGACGCACCGTGTTGAATTGCCCAAATATTAGAAAATTTAGATTGAGACCAAAAAGCATTGTCATTAATTTTATAACTTGTCCCTGCCGCATCTCCTTTTTGTTTGATAATTACTTTATCATCAAAAACTACAGTCCAATTTGAATTTGTTGCCATGTTTATACCTTATGTTTTAATTATATATATTAATGTTAAATACGGTTGTAATACTGAATTAGCATCTCCAGCAAAGTTAGCAGACATATTGTGTGAGTGACCTTGGCCTGAACCAGTATCTCCAACTAGTTGGTCATTTAGACTTCTTGGACCAACATTATCTATTTGCGTGGTAGGTGTAAATCTAATATCACTAGGTTGTCCTGGTCCTGAAAAAAAACGTAATGGGTGTCTATGCGAAGCCAACTGAGCTTCCGATAAAGTAGCATTTGCTGTTGATCCTGCCACGTTTCCAGTTGGAGTTACTGTGTTTGTTCCTCCTGAACTTGCAAAATTTTTATTATTTGATTTATGAACTGCAACTTTATCTGTTAAATCAGGAAGATTAAAGTTTCCTCCTCCAGGATCACCGTAAGTTGTTCCTATGACTGCAAATAATGCAGCATAAGTAGCCTGACTAACTGCTGAGCCATCACATTCTAAAAATCCTGTCGGTGCAGATGATTGAGACCAAGGAGTGATTGTTCCTGTAGGAATACCTTCGATACCCGTAAGGTTTGCTCCATCAAAATCATATCTAGTTGCTTCGTAATTTGCCATAATTATTTATCCTTGTATGTCCAGCCAACTGTTGCGTCACCAGAATACACTAAAGTAAATCCAGCTCCTTCTGTACTAACCGTTAAATCAGCTGCTGAGTTTGTTATATTAGATCCGTTTCGACCTACTGTAAAGGCATTAGTATCAAAAGTATATTTTGAATCAACAAAAGTTACTTCATCACCTGTTGCTGGGGATGCTGGTAAAGTAATGGTTAAAGTTCCTCCAGATGTATCTGCTAAAATTTGAGCTCCTGCTTGTACAGTTTCTGCAGATGAAATTGCTCTCCATTTTTTAAATTCTAAATCTTTTACGATGTCTGTTCCATTTGCATGACAAATATAGGAGTGACCCTCGCATAATAAAAATCCTGTTTGAGAAGTTACTTTAAAAGTTAATGTGTTTCCTGCATGGTCTGTGCCATCAATAACATTGAAAAACTTTTCTATTCCTGTTGGAAAATTTACTGTTCTGTTTGCTGCAAGCGTTCCTGTAAACTTTAAAGTCATGTTTCTTGCATTTGAAATTGCAGCATCATCCATAGTTAAAGTTACATCTGCTGATGCAACATCTATTTCTTGATAACCTGCGATTGACTGTTGAACTAAGTTTAAATTTGTATTTGTTTTATCACCCCATGTACCAGCGTTTTCGCCAGTGACCATAAGTTCGAGTTTAAGATCTGTTGAATAACTTGATGCCATATTTTAATTCCTTCTGTATTTTACCTTAATTAAGCTGCTACATCAACCTCAGTCCAAGTAACATTTGTTCCCGTATTTACCTCACTCCATGCGATAATATTAGGCGAACCTGTATTGGTAGTCAAGCCTACTCCCGTAGGTATTACTATTCCACCACCCGTAATATCTACAGTTCCAGTAGTAAAAGTTGCTGAAACTCCTGTTACATCATATTTAGCAACAGCATCTACGTCCCCTATATCTGTAGATAATGCTAAACCTGTAACATCAACGGTAGCTGTACCTATTTGATCTGAATTACCAATATTAGTTGTTAAAGCTACACCTGTAACTGGAACTTCTGTTAATAAACCAGCTTCGGCATCTCCAATATTTATTGATGCAGATATTCCTGTAAGTTCAACTAATGCAGTACCTTCAATTGTAGTGTCTCCTTGAGCAGAAGATATTAATAAACTTGCAGCTATTTCATGGTCAGCATTAGCTGAAGTACCGACTGGTGTAATTGCTGTTTGTAATTGTTGTCCTGATATAGCTACAGTAATATCTGTAAATGCATCTTCATTACCTGTTACAATAGAAGCTGAAATACCGTT